ACAGGAATTACACCCAATAAAAAAGCCCCAATTAGGGGCCATTTGACGCTGGTATATTTCAGCGCGTTTTCAGGAATGACTTTCATTTTTCTCTCACATTTCGTTCATAAAGTTTGTTTCGGATTTCTTCAACTGTTCTTAAAAGTTGGTCGGATTGTTTTTCAAGAACTTGGATTGATTGGCTGTTGGTCATGGCTTGAGTGTTTACTGTGTCTGTTTTGCTCGTCTGGGTATTCCAAGCGACCACAAATAGACCAGCCAAGAAAATGCCGCCAAAGCGCACAAGGTTGGTAATACTGTCAATCTTGGTTTTACTTTCATGTAGTACCCTAATCTGTGAATCCACCTCCTTAAACTTCGGATCGACTTCATTTCTGAGCTGCTTAATCTCACTTTTGAAGTTTGACTTTGCTCGATCTAAGTCATCTTGCAGATTGTCCCGAGTTTGGGTTAAGTCATTTCGTGTCTGTTGATGCTCTTTATTGAGCTGCTCTAACTGCATATTCATGCGGTCGAGCTTTTGAGGCATTTCAGCGAGCTTATCCATGTTTTTGGATATGTCGTTGATCTTGTCTGAGATAACAATGAGCTGCCCTGCTGTTGCTACTGGCGGATCGGATGAGTAGTCATTTGGCATTGTGCCCCCTAAATTTTGGCAATAAAAAAGCCCTAACTAGTTAAAGTTAAGGCTAGTGGTTGTTTGTTGAGCGAATGCGAAAGTACACATTCATGTGATAATATCGCACACACTAAAGTTTAAAATTTCAAAATATGAAACAGGTAGAAAATATTCCTAGAATTAATAATTTTGATTTAATTAGATTGTTCGCAGCTCTTCAAGTTGTATACATGCACTCTATGAATCATTTGAAAATAGAAGGTGCTGCTAAGTCAATTTACGAAATGTTTATGCAGTACTTCCCCGGTGTGCCAATATTCTTTACTGTCAGTGGATTCTTGATTTTTTGGGCTTATGATCGTAATCCAGATCTTAAGAAATATACAGTCAACCGATTATTAAGACTTTACCCAGCATTGTATGTTTGTTTAGCTATTACTATAGGATTACTTGTTACATTCTCTTCAATCTCATTGCTATCTAATACAAGCTTTTATATATGGCTTGTTGGTCAGCTAAGTATTTTCCAGTTTTACACACCTGAAATTCTTAGGTTCTGGGGTGTCGAACCCCTAATGGTGCTCTTTGGACCATTACTGTCGAAGTTCAGTTTTACATCGTAGTTCCACTAATTTTCCTTCTTATGCGTAAGTTTAATGGCTCTATAGTACTTGGAGTATTATTCCTATTCTCTGTTTTGGCTAATTTTATACTTGCCGACCTACCACAAAATACACTTCAAAAACTTAGCTTTGTATCCATTATTCCTTATTTATTTAACTTTTTGATTGGATCGGTTTTTTATATCTACTGGAGAAAATTGAATAAATTAGTTGTAAATACCTTTGCTTATTGGGCAATCGGATACATGCTTTATATTGTTACTTTTGGCAAAGTTTTGGGATATGAATTGCATGCATATCAGTTATTAAACATATATCAATTCATTGCTACTGTTCTACTTTCAGTTTTCACTTTATCTTTTGCTTTTTCGTTTAACTCGCTTAGCGATAAGCTATTAAAACATAATGATATTTCTTACGGAATTTACATTTATCACATGCTAGTTGTGAATACTTTCGTGTCATTGGGATTAGTAGCAGAATCTAAATACTTTCTTGCGACGTTCTTAACTACAATCGTCTTAGCTTTTTTAAGCTGGAAACTCATAGAGAAACCAGCTCTAAATTTAAAAAAACGATTCTGAAAGAAGGCCCTAAACAGGGCCTTTTCTTTATGCTAAAAGTTGTTCAATTAATGCTTGTTGCCCTGCATTAACAAAGCAATTTAACTCATCATAGCGTACCGCCCAACGCTCACCTGCTTCCACCGCTTCACTTTATTAAATCGTGATGCCGCGTTTAGCAAAGTAAGTTTTTAACTGCGTATATATTGCCTGCAATTCGTTAGAGGTTTTAGCATCTGAATAAATTGCTGATAAAGCTATATTAGCATCAGTCGTTTGAGGAGTTGTTATACGACTCCCTATTTGCAATGCTCCAGAACCCAAGGAAATTGGGTTAGCATTTGTCTGAGCTTGTGAAGTGCCCGCTGTTAAATTGTAAATTTTACGCTCACCTGTCGTGCTGTTTACTGTTCCAGCCAAACAACACCATGTGCCTACAGTGTAACTTGCTAAAATTGTAGATGGGGCGCTTGTATCTGTTCCTGAGATATTAACACTACCACTCACAATAACATTCAGTTTTCCATCACTTGCGGTGCCAACTTGAAGCTCCAATCCACATCCGCGAACACTTGCTGGGCTTCCAGCCTGACCAGGTGACGCATAGTTTGAAACCAAATCCACTGCAACTTCTGTATCAATCTTAAATACAGAAATGAATGTCATGTTTGGAACTTGAATAACACTAGTTCTTAAATAATTACTTCCACCCTTAAATGTTGCATGGTTATTGTCCGGATAGATTGGCGTACCAATTGCTGTGATTGTTGACCCATCTTTATGATTTTTTGATGTAAAAGCTACATCTTTACCGTGCATACCCCAATACAAGAGATTTGTTGTATTTGGGGGCAAGAAGCGAATCGCTTTATTTTGATAATCACCTTTTACGATAATTGCTGGCATGTCTTAACTCCTTAAACTTGTAACTGATAGTTTGATTTGATTTTTGCTGAGATCAGCTTGGCTTGTTTGATTTGTCCGCTTGTTTTTGGGTGTAGCCCGTCTGATAAATCACGACCATTACTGCCCCATACTTCAAAGTCCTTAACAATCCCTGTCTCATTGTGACAATCAATGACTGTGAACCCATACCGACCTGACATCTTACGAATAAGGTCTAATAATGGTTGACGTGTGGATGTTTCAACGTCTGCACGCTGCAAAGGTAAGCATGAGAATAGTTTTGAATTTGGATATGCTTGTGAGATTGTGTATAAATTCTTTCTAAGAGCTTCTGCTGTTAATGACATATCAAGATCAACGATGTCCTTACTCATCGCTGTGTCATAGTCGCCAAGATTGGAAATTCCATCATTTGTACCGCAAGCAATAACAACAATATCAGGTGTAAAACCAGTGCTAATTGCAACTCCAACTTGATGGCTTATTTTCTGCCAATCTAATTGACCGACATATTCACGATAAGAAGCACCCGAACGTGCGAAGTTTCGGAAAGACTCAATTTCTAGCATTGCAAAGGCATACAAAAGCCAATTCTGTCTATATGCTAATGAATCATAAATTCCTGCTTCTACATTTGAAGTTTCTGTAATTGAATCACCAACAATTAGCACATTTTTCTGTGACCAATCTTTAGTGGCACTGGTTGACGTATTTTGCTCTAAAAGAATCCAACCATCTTCATCGATAATGATAAAGCCATTATTATAGTAATTAGTAACTTTAAATAACGGCGTTTCCATAGAACCATCCTCGTAAAACCCTCCGTAAAACCAACCATCAGAGTCCACAAACGAAACCGTTGGGATGTTACTATCAGTTTCTTTAATTACGGCATCAACTTTCGTATCTGTATAGGTTTTTGCTTGCATCAGTGGATCAAAAGCACTTTTTGTCAGTGTTGTGCCGTCCCATTGCCAGTCACCATTATTTGAGGCTGTTGCATCATTTGTTACAGTTACTTTTGACTTAGCGGAGATATTCGCTTTGTCCACATCCATCTCAGCATAGGTTTTGTAGGCGCGACCGTTGTACTTCTGAAACTCAAGAAGCAACTTTTTAATTGTTGGGTATTGTTGACTTATGCGCGTCAAAACATCTTCATCCACACCACCATTGATAAATTGCTCTAATGACTGTGCATCAAGTTTTGCGTCAGCAAGTTCCTGCAAGCTAATAATATCTGCCATATATTTCTCCAGGCATTAAAAAAGCCCCAACAAAGGGGCCTTCAACGATTTAATTTAAATATAACTGTGGTCTTTAGCGTAATAACGCGCATCGTAATTAATGCAGGTTAACTTATTCGTCATCTGATCATTTGGTGACATTTCTGTCAGCATGAATGCCTGTTTATCTGCCTCAGAAGATTCAACAACTGTGTACAAGGTTTTGACATATCTATCCGGGTCAATCACCAGTGGCAAACGTGGAGACTCGGTCAGAATGATTTCATTGGTCATTTCCCCAGGGTGACACAATATCGATTGTGTTGATCCATCTGAGAGCTGCAAGAAGCAGTAATAGTCCACCCCATCTTTAAACTCTACATTCTGAGATAAAGTTAAGGAAAATCCATTCTGACTAACTACCTCTCCATCTTGTGTTGAAATCACCGTATTATCAGCAACCAAGACACGATCATTGCGCATAAGCAATTCGCTTTCATCCAATGCATCAAAATCAACCGATACACGTTGATATTGAAGCTTACTCCACTCACGCCATGCACGGGTCTTTGCTACAGCAACATTGCGAATACCCGAGGTCGTAATCTCTAACGGATTGGTTGCAGAACTGTCTTCTATAACTTCACCTGTAGCCGGGTTATAACTCAGATAATAATTCACGCGCTCATCATCATCTGGATCGGTGTATTCAAGCTTAATCCCGTCATAATCTTTTTGGATGCCGAAAGTATAGGTTCTCTTCTCAGATTGAGGCACTTTATTGCGATGGTTAAAAAGCAAGACTGAAGTCTCTTGTGGTTGCTCAAAACGCATTCTCAACTTATTGCCATAGCGGTAGCATTCTGCAAAACATGCACTGGCCACCATTCCCGCTTGCTCTTCAAAACTAAGCCCAGCATCATCAAATGTATAGCTAAATTCCGCAGGTGCATTTGAGTCGAAGTAAGCCTTAATTGTTTCAATTTCAGCCTTGATTTGCTCAACATCAATTTCATTATTTGAACGTCGACCGATATACGGATCAAACGCCATATTGATTAAAGCCTGCCCCGCATCTTTTGTTGCAACTAAGGCTCCATTGCCATCAATCGGCAGTTTTCGAGTCACCAAGCAATTTGCTTTGCGTTCCTTTACTGATAAAGCACCATCAGTAGCGACTGTCCGAGTCCTTACAACCGTTACATCCGGATAGCTGTTTTTTTGAGTTTGAACTGCCAAGAATACATCTTTTACCTTGCACTCCGTCACTGGGGAGTTACCATACTTTTGCCGAGTCTTGGCAATACGAAAACTAATACCGTTACCTAGCCCACGTAATGTTTCGCGAATCGTAATCCCAAACGTGTCTTTATTTCCGTTTCGGTACTCATAGTGCTGTCGAGTGTGAATCGTTGACTCGCCTAAGTACTTATACTGAATTGTGATTTCAACAAAGCCCTCGCCTACTTTCCCTTTTGAGGTCATGTTGTATAGGCCTTGGGGAAAGTAAAAGTTAAAAATCGCCTCTGTTGGATCATCAAATTCCACATCAAACCAGCCAACCCATTTATCAGAAACCAAATCCAAATCTACGGATGATTCTAAATTAACGGTTGTACCTCCAAGAAGATCGGGAACCTTTAACCAGTCAATATTAATTCCACTTGGAGTGGTTAATGTAATAGTGCTCTCAGTTACAGATTCAACTGTATACGCTCCATCTAGCACAACCCCATTTGCCGATTTGTTTAAGGTAATGCCCGCAGCAATCATATGATCCTGTGTCACAAAATCCCAGTTAAAGTTCACGTTCTTGGGTTGGTCTAAAGTTATTGTGTATAGATAACCGGATTCACTTGCAGATCTAGAAACACCAATAACATCGTATTGGCCAGATAAATCGCGGAATGTGCTTTCTGTGGTAACTTCTTCGGTTTCAGGATCTGTCGTTGCAATGATGTATTCAAAGGTCGCACCTGTAAGTAATAACCCTTTGTAGTCATCATAATCCTTAATATCTTCATCACTTTGAACGGTGACTATTCCACCTGCTTTGATGGTAGCGAGACCAGATAAAACCGCATCGGCAATACCAAACTCAGCACCATTAATGGTAATCGCGTCACCTGACTTAAAGTAACTGGTAAAGTTGATTGCACTATTTTTTCGGTTAATCACCCCACCAGTTGTAAAGTAGATCCCTGCATTGCTTTCCTCATCACTGATCACCGTATCGCTTGGCGGTTTAAGCGATTGCCCATTAATTGATTCAGATTTTTTAATCGATAAAGGTAAATTATAAAAAATATCACCAATTCGATAAAAAGCTGTGTCGCCAGTAATGGGTGTATTTGGATCATAAACACTTACACTTGATTCACTAATTGCACCCGTAGGCGTATCTCCGTCTCTGAAGTCATGAATTTGGTAGTATCCGCGCCCAATTGCCATCAAGCATTCTTCAACTTCAATACCAGCCTCATAATAAGTATACGGAACCGCAATTAAATCTGGGTACGAACGCACTGTTCCATAAATATCTGGAATACGCCCTTTCAAACGCGCTCTATTTGCCCGGCCTTGCAATTCATTATTTGATGACCCCTGTTGCTGACTCGGGGGCTTTGGCATTGTTAAGATTGTGTAAACACTATACGCAGCCATAATAGCTGTGATTATCCACCCCACAACCTGAACCCACCCGCCATAAGCAACTACGTAGAGTGTGCCTTCGAGTTGTTGTAGCTTTTCAATATCTGCTTCTGATCGAGGTGTGACATCCTGACTTTCAGCAACTGAATCATGGTAAATCTTGGCAAACTTGGGAAAGACCTCAAACTGTTGCTTTAAATATGCACAAACATCATCAACCTGTTCCGTCGTCCATTTTGTTTGATCATATGGGTCACGATAGATAATAACGGTCTTTTTCATTTGTAAAATCTCGTTTGCTGAAACCCACTTTGTGCAATTTCTAAGTAAACGTAATGCACCCCCTTTGGGGTCAAGTGTAATAACTTACCTTCAAAAAAAATGCCGACATGGGAGTCAGCATTTTCTCGACTAAAGAAAGCGATACATGGGCTTTCAGGTGCATCTATAGGAATAAAGAAACCAATCCCATTAAGAAAATCTTGCAACCGCTGTGTTAGGTCCTCACCTGTAATGTGCTGCCAAACTTCGCAAGCGAATTCATTGCAGGTATAAGTTTTACTCCACGTGTGATCTAAAAATTGATCTAAGTTCATTAAATCCCCCGCAACAATGGGTAATCATCTAGTGTGTAAATTCGACCCGTTTTTACACTATTCAGCTCTGGCGCCTGAGCCTCAAATGTTGCCAGCCCTGAGCCATCTTTGGATAAGCTCGCGATTTCAAGTTTTTGCATGGTCATCAATGGCGATGTTAAGTCTTGGTCGCTAAACAATTTAAACACAACAGATGGGCGCTCATTCGACTCCATTGCCAATAGAATTTTTTTAAAAAAACTATCATCCATGTCGGCAAGCGTAATTGATAATGTCTGCTCCAAATCATTACTGACATTGTTTCGCTTGATTGACATGGGTTGATACTCGTAGTGAAGCCCTTCAGCAATGACACCATTCGTATCATTTTTAACAAACCGCGTAGGCTCAGTGAATGTGGAATGCGTGATTTCTAAACACTCTAAAATGACAGCTCCACCATGGTTGTTTAAAAAGAATGAAGTGTAATCACCCATCAAAACCTCCTATTGCATTTGGTAAATCTTCATTCACAAGTTCTTCAAGTGGTTGCATTAGATCCGCAAAACTACCACCCTCATTGCCTACGCCAACCAAAAGATCATCCATGTCATCACTGGTGGAAAGTGGTTTAACGATCAAGGTTGCAGAGACTGAAAATAAGTTTCCATTTTTCTCTGTGAGCGATGGGCTACCATCAAAAAAAGCCTCATATGACTCAACAACTCCATTATCGACACATAGATCAATTAGAAATGGTTGATTTGGATTTCTTGCCCAAACACGGTAAAAGGCCATGAGATACTGGTATCCCGTTGCATTCACAGCCCACGAAACATTTCCACTATGGACAGTTCCTTTTAACGCTCTACGGAAACGTGGTGCACCGCCATCCAACACTTGAGCAATAACACCATTTCCAATGTTGGCGCTGTACCCAGCTTGAAGAACACAACGCTGCATTGTATTTAAGGTCATGATTTTTCCTTAGGCATTAAAAAACCACCCGAAGGTGGTCCATATTTGCATTGTTGGTTTAATTTACGCTTGGCTTAATACCTAAAAGAACATCAACCAATTCATTTACTTTGGTTTCTGTGCTACGCCATTTATTAAGCGCCAAACCACCATTTCCTTTTAATTTAAAAGAAGACTCCGAAACCTGCTGACCATCAACAAGTAAATTAAATTGAGCATACGTCATATACGGTGCAAAATCCCAAGAGCGCAAGGCTGTGTAATGCAATACAGTATTACAATTTTTCAAATCGGCTTCATTATTAAAGGTTCTTGAACTAATGCCATGACGCGCAAAGCTTCGCTCAACAATACCGTCAAAGTCTTTAATAATGACTTTTGGATTGTGAGCAATACAAATGTATTTTAATGACTTTGCATTAAAAGATTTCGCATTATTTACTTGAATTGAAGTACACCCACTAACCAAAGCAAAACACCCAAGGAAAATACCCACTAATATTTTTTTCATTTAACACCCCTTATTTAATCCAGAACAATTTAACAAAAAGTATTCATGAAAAAAATCATTATCTTCTCCGACTCGCTGTAGTATTTTGGCCAACAGCTTTTGAAATTCGACTATTAGGTCTAGTCATGGATTGCGAAACAAATTGCTCAACTTCTTCAATCGTCACGTAAGTTTTCCCATCGCTACCTTTGGTTGCAGCAACTTTGTTTGAACCATTGTTATTAATGATGATGTCGCCATTTGAGGAATTGGATGAATTATTCAAGTAACTCTTCAAATCAGCATTCGTTCTGCTATCGACTACCCGCTCACCTTTATCTAAAAGCCATGTCCCTTCATATGGCACACTATCAATACCATCGTGCGCCATACCAGCAATTGTTTGAGCGGCGATCATAGCTACAGATGTATAACCCAAAGCACGTATTGCTGTAGCCATTGGAATACCTGCAACCATTCCACCTTCAGCCATTGCTTTTGTGGCTGCAACTTCAGTATTGATTAATGCTTGTGCCATGGAGATACCTTGATTCACCAAGAACATCGCTTTATAGGCTGCACTTGATTCACCAGATGTTTCTTTGACCAGGGCAGCCATATCATTAAATATGGTTCCAGTTCGAGTCAGTAAGTCCTGCCATATCCCCATTTGTGCATCATGTTGGCTTTGTGCGAGTTCTTTAACTTGTTGGTCATATTGCAGATCTAAAGCATATAACCCATCACGATATTCTTGATGTGCTTTCAGTAAAGCATCATAACGATCATCATCCGTAGAGTAGACATCACTCGTCATAATGTCTCGTTCAACACCTACTCGCTCATTTTTTAAAGAAGCTTGCGCATTCGAATGCTGATTCTCAATAGCCCATTTAGAATAATCTTGTGGAGACATAGTTGCTTTAGCAAAAATATCATCAGCGCCACCAGAAAGACCTGAGATTGAATCTTCTAAGGTTTGGCGCATTTCAAGCGCATGCCACTGAGTTTTTCTTAACTCAATCGCATGTTGTTCATCTAGTGCTTTCAGCTTTAACTCTTTAAGTTCGTTAT